GCTCCAGCGCCTGCGCATAGTCACCGCAGTCGCTCAACATCAGGCCGGTCACCTTGAACAGTTTGGCCTTGACCATGTCGGGCATATCCTCGGCGGCCGTCATCTCGATGGCGGCGCGAAGGTCATCCATCTTGGCCGGGTTGCCCGCCTTGCGGCTGCGCTCCGCCGACAGCGCCACCTCTTCGGCCAGCAAGTACGCCACCGGGCGCTTGTTGTTCGGCACTTTAAGACGGTATTTCAGCGCATAAGGCGCAATTTCCAGCGCGCCGGGAATGTCATCGGCGTCGAGCATCCACTGCATGACGGTCATCAGGATGTCGTCCTGCGCGCCCCGCCCTTCGGCCAATACCCCGGCCACCCAAGGCGCGTAGAACGGCAACATGGCGCGTTTGTGCTCAGCCTTTTTCTCGACGGAATGGATCTGTTTCAGCTTGGTGCGGTCTGCGGCCAGTTTGACGAGCATTTGCTCGTAGGCGGTGGCATGGCGCAGCGGGTCCTCCACCCGCTGCGCAGCCTCCACGGCCGAGACCCGCATCATGTGACGCTGTGCGGGACTCGTCATGGTTACGCCTCGCCTTCAGTTTTTGGCGTTTCCTCACCGGCTGGCGCAGGTTGCGCGGTCGCCCCTTTCACGGCCAGCACGATAGCGTCAGCCAAGGCGCTGATATCGGCCCCCGCTGACTGCGGGTCTTCTTTGGATCCCCGTACGTCCGACTTTTCTGTCGACGCAGGCAGCAGCTCGATATTTTCAATCAGGCAACCGGCAGCGTAGTCCTCGATGACGTAGTCAATTTTCATCGACTCGTAGTTTTCGACGCGGTCACGCTTGGCGTTCTCTTCGATATGGCGGCGGTGACTCTCATCCATGATGTAAATCGACAGATTCTCGAGCGTGGTGACCATAATCGCGTTGGCCGGGAAGAACGGCACGCGCACGGCGGGAAGGTTGCCGATGCGCTTCTGGCTGACAATCACGTCGGCGGCCATCGCCTCGGTGTTCGGCTGCTCTTGGTTAACCAGCGGGAAGTATTTGTCGGCCAGCAGCTTACGGCCGCAAATCACCACAAGGTCAGGAGATTCCTGATGCCATGGCGCAATCAGGTTGTTGGTCGCGTCCATGACCACGGCGTCAAGGTTGGCGTAATCGCCCCCCTTGCCGATGCGGATGACCGGGGAAATCACCGCACCATCCTCGCCGGTGATGTTGCTCATCACGCGCGCCGGGGCTTCGCTGCGGTATTTCTGCAACCAGCCCACCGCCACATCCTGCAACATCGGGTTTTTGGCCCGGTCAGACGTGGCGGCGCGGCTAATGCCGTTGAACCCGGCCATGATGAAATCCAGCGCCTGACGCTTGGCGATGGCGTTGCGGATGCGCAACTGGAAGTCCTGATAACGCGCCCATAAATCGAGCTGGTTATAGCGCATATGGAAATCAAAGTTCACCTGCTGGCACTCGTACTTATTGGACTCCAGCGAGGTGAAATCAGCGGTCTGACGTTCTTTGCCACCGTCGGTGTCGGTGGTGCTGGCAATCGAGCCATTGACGCCCACGCCGACCTTCTCGCCTTTCAACTCGGCAACCGGCGTCATGTTGATGCGGGTCAGGAACTCGGAAGACTCCTGCACGACGTTCATCAACGACTGCGTCACCGACGGCTCTACGCTGAATTTTTTGCCGACGTCGCCGACGTCCGTGATGCCGTTCAGCTTGGCCACCTGTTGCAGATAGGCGTTAAATTTAAAGCGGGTCGTTTTTTTCATTGAATTGTCCTGATTCGATAAATTCGGGTCATCTCACAGCGGCGCGCCGTGCGCCCCGCCCTGACTGTTCTCAGCAGTTGGTCAACAGGCTGTCTTCACCATTGCCGCCGGGCGCTTTCGGGCGGCGCTGCTGGTTCAGGTTTTCGGTGGTATCGAGCGCGGCCTGAAGCTCGGAAAGCGCTTCCTGACCGGTCGTCACCTCACCTTTCAGCCCCGCGATTTCCTGCTCAAGCTGCGCAAAACGCTGCTCGGCGCTGTCGCCGTTGGTTTGCACCTGCTCGGCGACGGCGGTGACTGCGTCATGCACATCGCTGAAGCGCGCGTCGTCGCTGGCCTGTTTGCGGCTGAACATGCTTTTCACGCGCTCGGTCAGATTGGTCAGCAGGCTGTCAGGCTGTTCCTCAAACTCGAGCAGCACCTCAGTCGCCACCGAGAACAGATCGCCCGGCTCAGCTTTTTTACCGGCCAGCGGGTTAGTTTTGGCGCGGGAACAGAATTCGAGGTATTCGGTGCCGAGGCTGGCCGGGTCATCAGTAACCGCCAGACCGATGAGGTAGCATTTGCCGGTGTTGGCAAAGTTCGGACGGATTTCCATGGAGGTGTAAACTTTCTGGCTCGCCTTGACCATGGAGATCAGCTCGTCGGTCGGGGTCATTTTGGCGAACAGCGCCCATTTGCCGTTGAGGATGGAGTCGTCATCAATCCTCTCGGCTTTCAGCTCGACCACGTCGCCGAGACGCTTAAAATCGCCGTTGGGAAACAGTCCCTTGATGTGCTCCAGATTGATGCGGCAGCCGTAGACGCGCGGGTCGAAGATTTCCGACATCTCCTGAATGTCGTTGCCGTCAATCACGCGGCCGTCGCAGGTGTCGCCCTCGACGCCGATGCGGAACCATTTCGATACTTTCTTTGCCATGTGCCATTGTCCTGAGTGGTTAAGGTCGGGGCTAGTTTCCCGACTGACCACCCTCGCGGCCAGCGACTGCCGACGGACTATCCCTCAGACAACAGCACCTTAGCGCACGTCCGGCGTGGCTTGCGTAGCCTTGCCCTCATCATGCAAATGAGGGCATACCATGCAAATCCAGACAGACATATCCCTACTCAGCGACCCACGCAGGCAGGCCGCCTTGCTGTACTGGCAAGGCTTCTCCGTGAAGCAAATCGCCGAAATGCTGAAGCAAAAAGCGCCCACGGTGCAGAGCTGGAAGCAGCGGGAAAAATGGGACGATATCGCGCCGATTTCCCGCGTTGAATCCAGCATTGAAGCGCGAATGGTGCAGCTCGTTCTCAAGACAAAAAAAGAGGGCAGCGACTACAAAGAAATTGACCTGCTGGGCCGCCAGATTGAGCGCCTCGCGCGCGTCAGCCGTTACATGAACTCCGGCAACGAAGCCGACCTCAATCCCAACGTCGCCAACCGCAACAAAGGCGAGCGCAAAAAGCCGACAAAAAACTATTTCAGCGAGGACGCTATTGCGAAGCTGGAGGAGATTTTTTATGACGAGTCTTTCGAATATCAACTCGGCTGGCACAAGGCCGGGCTTGAGCATCGTATTCGCGACATCCTGAAATCGCGCCAGATTGGGGCCACGTTTTATTTCTCCCGCGAGTCACTGCTGCACGCGCTGAAAACCGGCCACAACCAGATTTTTCTTTCCGCGAGCAAAACGCAGGCGTATGTCTTCCGCGAGTACATCATTCAGTTTGCGCGGCGAGTTGACGTTGAGCTGACCGGCGACCCGATTGTTCTCGGCAACAACGGCGCGAAGCTGATTTTTCTCGGCACCAACTCCAACACCGCGCAAAGCCATAACGGCGACCTGCTGGTCGATGAGATTTTCTGGATCCCCAACTTCCAGAAACTGCGCAAAGTCGCCTCCGGCATGGCCTCGCAAAAGCACCTCCGGTCGACCTACTTTTCTACCCCGTCAACGCTGGGGCATGGCGCGTTTCCTTTCTGGTCCGGCGAGTTGTTTAACAAGGGCCGCAAAAACGCCAGCGAACACGTCGAGATCGATATCAGCCACAGCGCGTTAGCGGCCGGGAAGCTGTGCGATGACGGCCAGTGGCGGCAAATCGTTACCATTGAGGACGCCCTGCGCGGCGGCTGTAACCTGTTTGACCTCGACGTGCTGAAGCGGGAGAACAGCGCCGAAGACTTCCGCAACCTGTTTATGTGCGAATTTGTCGACGACAGCGCGTCAGTATTCCCCTTTGAGGAGTTGCAGGGCTGCATGGTCGACAGTCTGGTCGAGTGGACGGACGTTAACCCCTATGCAAGCCAACCTTTCGGTGACCGGCCGGTGTGGGTCGGCTATGACCCGGCGCACTCCGGCGACAGCGCCGGTTGCGTGGTGCTGGCCCCGCCGATGGTCACCGGCGGCAAATTCCGCATACTGGAACGCCACCAGTGGAAAGGAATGGATTTCGCCACGCAGGCCGAATCCATCCGTAGGCTGACCGAAAAATACAACGTGGAATACATCGGTATCGACGCCACCGGCATCGGGCAAGGCGTTTTCCAACTGGTGCGCGCGTTCTACCCGGCCGCCCGCGAAATCCGCTACAGCACCGAGGTGAAGACTGCCATGGTACTGAAGGCGAAAGACACCATCGGCAGCGGCAGGCTCGAATACGACACCGCGTATACCGACATCACCAAATCGTTTATGGCCATCCGCAAAACCATGACCGCCAGCGGCAGGGGCATGACCTACGAAGCGAGCCGCAGCGAGGAGGCCAGTCACGCCGACGTCGCATGGGCCACCATGCATGCCCTGCTTAATGAACCGCTGACCGCCGCCAACGGTCAGCCGTCTAAATCCATTCTGGACTTCAACCGATGAGCAAACGCAATCGCCGCAAGGCAAAAGTAAATCTGGCCGCCACCGAGCCGGACCAGAAAATGCAGGCGTTCACCTTTGGTGAGCCGTCGGCCGTATTGGATCGCCGCGACATTTTGGACTACACGGAATGCGTCGGTAACGGTAAATGGATTGAGCCGCCCGTCAGCTTTTCCGGGCTGGCAAAAAGCCTGCGCGCCGCCGTTCACCACAGCTCGCCCATTTACGTAAAGCGCAATATTTTGGCGAGCACCTACATCCCGCACCCGCTGCTGTCACAGCAGGATTTCAGCCGGTTTGTGCTGGATTATCTGGTGTTCGGCAACGCCTTTTTAGAAAAGCGTTTCAGCGTGACCGGCAATCTGTTGAAGTTGGAGACCTCCCCGGCCAAATACACCCGGCGTGGCGTTGACCCGAGCGTTTACTGGTTCGTGCAATCGTTCGCTGAGCCGCACCCGTTCGCGCCCGACAGCGTTTTTCACCTGCTGGAGCCGGATATCAATCAAGAGCTGTATGGGATGCCGGAATATCTGTCGGCGCTCAACTCCGCGTGGCTGAATGAGTCCGCCACGCTGTTCCGCCGCAAGTATTACCAGAACGGCGCACACGCGGGCTATATCATGTATGTCACCGACGCCGCGCAGAACAGCACCGACGTTGAGGCGTTGCGCAGCGCCATGAATAGCTCTAAAGGCATGGGGAACTTTAAAAACCTGTTCTTCTACGCGCCGAACGGGAAGCCCGACGGTATCAAGATTGTGCCGCTCAGCGAGGTGGCGACAAAGGATGATTTCTTCAACATCAAAAAGGTCAGCGCCGCCGACTTGCTGGACGCTCACCGCATCCCCTATCAACTGATGGGCGGCAAGCCGGAGAACGTTGGGTCAGTGGGTGACGTGGAGAAGGCCGCGCGAGTATTTGTCCGTAATGAGCTGACACCGCTCCAGCAGCGCATCAAAGAAGTGAATGACTGGGTAGGCGTCGAGGTCATCCGGTTTAAAAAGTACAACCTCGACAACGACGACGAATGATAAACCGGCCGCCAGATTGGCGGCCTTTTTATACCTGCCACCAAACGCCCTCTCACGCCCACCACGGCACGCTTTCTCGTACATACCCGCGACTCAAACCAGCGCAACAGAACGCCACCACGACGTGCTGACGCCGTCAATTCTGATAATTATATACATGCCTGCGCGCAATGCTATCCCCGCCACGCCTGCCCGCTTCATGGGTCGGTTTTAATGCAATCAAGCACTCCATCTGAACCCTTGCCTTGCCTGCCTTACTTCGACATTTTAATCATCAACATTTGAATGCGTTTAAATGCATACGAATGCACTTCTACATTATTGAGATTTCCAGTTACTTTAGAACACTCTTACTTCCATTCTTCAGAATAAATTGCGTCTGATGATCTTGGACTAGGTACTGCCTGATGAATAGAAATTCTTACAGGTAAGTTAAAGGCTGAACCAAAAGCGATCGCATCACCTCGCGGAAGTCCTGAAATTTGACGGATCATTAATTCATTTCCGCTCTCCATTGCATATCGAAGAGTTTGCAAATCTCGTTCATTTGTCAGCCGTAATGTGAACCAATTTGAGCACATCGCTAGCACCGTGGATGAAAGTTCTGATGGACGCTGAGTACTCACAATAAGCGAGCATTTAAACTTACGCCCTTCTTTTGCAAGTCTCTCATAAGCTTTAATCTGCGCATCAACTTCCGAATAAGGGTCTCTCAAATAATGATGAGCTTCCTCAAGAAGTAAAACCGTTGGAAATGCTTTGTTCTGCCCCCTAAGAAACAACACTTCCGCAAACATTTCCAATAAAGCACTTAATAGCATTGGGGCATGATCTTGAGAAAGATTTTTTAGATTAACAATGTGCACATTCCAATCATTTACCTCTCCTTTTTCCTTTCCAAAAAAGTAATCAACTTCATTCTTCATGGCCGTTTCCCAATGCTTACCATCATTAGCCAAAACATGCCCGCCATTCATATCAACGATATTTCTAAACCTCATATCCTCTGATAATTGTTGAATTATTTTTATTAATGGCAAAACATTTCCATAACTAAACGCATCTCGTTTACTCGCTCCTGTTCTAGGATCCGCAGCGACACAACCAAACTCCGCGACCAAACTGGCTATACTTTTAAATGGTGGCCATTTATCTGTTTTCTCAAGAGTTCTATTTCTTAAACCATGAAGCCATGCTGCAAGATGAAATTGGTTCTCATCTCTGCAATCATCAAATATGTCAAACCGTTTACCTTCAATATCTTTCAGGTAAAAATTCGAACCTTCAAAATGAGTTCTATTAATAGCGCCGAGAGCATTTCTCAGTGCAGGTAGTTGAGTTTTATCACTTGGTCGCAACAGCTTTATTAATCCGGCAAAACCAAGTGCTTCATATGGAATTTGCTTATAAGAATAGAATCCCTCAGAGAATACTTGGTCTCGTAGTTGAGGCGGTTTAGGCACTTCAGCACCTGGACATTTACCTAAAATAGTATGTTTAACATTTTTTACTCCCTCAAAAGCTTGAGAATACTCACCATTGATGTCAAAGATAACTATTCTTGAGTTAGGGTATTTATCGGCAATACGTCTAGTTAACAGAGCATTAAAATTTGACTTCCCATAACCAGTACTGCCCAACACAGCTATATGTCGCGTTAATAATTTATCAATACTCGCTAATATCTTGACTGACTTTGTACGAGAATCAACACCAATTTCAATTGCTCTTTCAAGATCGTTTTTATCAATACTATAAATCGTATTCAAAAGACCCGCAGTTAATGGCACTGCGGAGGAACCCAATGCCGGCAACCTCCAATCTTCAGATACAAAATTATAACCCTCATCATTCCTTTTAATAAATCCGATCGCATAGGCTATAATCTGCCTTAGTGGCATATCAGTAATATCTGACGTACCTATATTAGCTTTATGAGCTTTATCCGCCTCAACAAACGCCATATCTGTTACACGAGCAACCACCAAAATATTACCAGCATCAAAACCGATAAGATCACCAGGTTGGGTGACAGAACTGACACCTTCTCTGTGAGAAGCTAGCCGCCCCTGCAACCCTTCGTGGAGATTAACTCTAATTTTCTCTCCTTCCAACCCAACCACATAACCAATAGCAGAGAGCTCAGAAAGTTTAAAATGGGACATTTTTATCTCCTTTTGAGAGATTTGATATCGCTTCGACTAAATCATCGACTGTATTCCCTCTTGGAAAGAGAACAGGATAAGGAAGGTGTTTCACAAAGCTATCAAAATAAGCATCTTCTCCACCGCCAACAACAGTGATTTGATTGAATGCCATATTCTTTAAATTAACTATTGCCTTCTCATTTTCAGCACCTTCCCCACGTTCAACATTATTCATTGCTGTAGTTAACGCTGGATAATAAACAACAACATGAAATGACGGATTTAATAGAGCTCCAAGAACGATCCTGTTAATATGGTAGTCACCAAATCCAAACCCATTTATGAACAATGCAGTTTGAGGCTTAGAAAGGAACTCACCAAAACGCCTGAACATTTCTCCGTATACGAATCCAATAGTGTGACTATACTTATTCGCCCCCGGATAAATAAGATGCTGACCAAAATAATATTCATTTTCATTTATTATATTCTTTATGTAATTATCATATGCTTGCGTCGAACTAATTTCATTAACCGTTAAGCTATCTTCTTGATACCAAGTTAACGAACCGTGCAACTTGTAAAGATAAGCATGATAATGACCAAACCTAGCCTCTCCCTTAGCATTAACATTCCTAAACGCCAAGTCAAAATTTTGCGGGTAAAACTGTCGAGTGTGTAACCCAGAAAAACCATTAAATAGTTGTATCCCTAAATCCTCAGCAGCCCACTCCAAAGCCAAGTCATAATTAGTTGTAAACAAAGCTGGGGCTGATTGACCTGGTTGACGATTTGATATTAACTTAGATATCAACTCCTTATGATATGAAAATTGCTTTTTTTTTCCTTGATTTTTGTTTCGAAAGTCATCGCCAGTAAGAAGTGCAGCCTTTGTTACTGTTTTATATAATGCACTGAGTATAGAGTTAACCTCCTTTTCCTCCTTAGCATTACGTCTGGTTTTTGCTACTGACAAAAACTTCGTAGCTTCATCAATAAGTAATTCAACATTAACCTTATCTTCGTTTGAGTCATTTTGAGAGACTAAAAGATACTTCTCAATTAATAACACTAGCAGTTCAGGATGTTCTTTTTTAAATGCTTGCCACACCTCCTTCATAGTATGACCACCACAACCAGCTGACGCCCCTGCACCTAACAATACTCCTATATTATCTAACTGACATAGGGAGTAGACATGAGAACGAAAATCATCTTCATCAATTTCCTTGCCACCTTGATAAATAACCATAAGCCCCCCTATTGAACGAATATAATACTTTCACAATATAGTCGCGAACAAAAATAAAAAATCATTATGAATGATTTTTTTTATAACTAACAGTCCATTTATTCAATAAGTTACCTGCATCACAAAAGTCATCATTGTTCAAGTAAGATAATTTTCTACCTCCGCAGATAACTGTCGCTCCACGTGACAACACCTCAAGTTCCCATCTATTCACGACAATACCATTTTGTGCCAAATCAAAACGAATTTTTGGCATCCTTTCACGCTCTGCTTTAGTCAGCCGAGCGGATGGCGCTAGTTCGGAAGGTTTCAGTGATGATTCTTACCTTTCACGCTGTTTTCGTCGCAACAAATTGTGTTTTAGCGAGTCTCTGATCGTCTTGGCAACATCGGCGTCATCCCAGCTAACATCCCCGCTCTCAATCAAATCCATCACCGCCGTGACATACTCAGGCGTTGCTACCTGCATATCTGGATCAGGTTCTCGCTGAGCCTCCCCACAGTTATTGACAGGACTCCGAGGCGCGCCAGAGGCGCTTTTTAAAGTCAAAGGATCAACGTCAAGGTCAACGGCCTTGCGGACAATACGCCATTCTGTTGTCCGGGTTTCGTGGATATG